CAAAGGCAGATGCCTTCTCGATCAGATCATCCGGCAGAATGCCCGCAAAGAGGCTCTTCCCGCCCTGCGCGTTTGCAAGCATCGTGTCCGTGATGTTCTTGATCTCGAGGAGCATATTCTTTGCCTCCTCGAAAAGAGGCAGTCCCGTGAGTCCGAATGCCTGCCCGATGTTGTCCTTGATGTTCGACAGCACGCCCTCGAACGTCTCCGACTGCTTTTTCATCATCTCGGGAAAACGTTCGTTCATCCCGTCGATGAGGGCTTTGATTGCAACATTGGCATCAATGCCGAGTTCGCCGATACGCGCAAGTTCTTCTTTCGTGAGACCTAGATTCTTCGCAAGGATGTCTTTGACAGGTACACCGAGCTGCGCGAGCTGCATAACATCCTGCCCCATGAGCTGACCCGTTGTCCGAATCTGTCCGAACACGAATGCCAGATGATTAAATCCATCCTGCCCGCGTCCAAGGCCAGAGGCGGCATTGCCGAGTGCTGTGAGTGTCGGAATAATCTCCTGCGCATCATATCCAAACGCGAGGAGTTGCTGCGCGGAACTCCGAACACCCGGCATTTCAAACGGTGTTTCCGCTGCGAATTTCTGCAGGTCGGCGATCATAGTGTCCGCCAGCTGCGCAGAGCCAAGCATCGACGTGAATGCAACGCGCGTCTGCTCAAGCTGTGCATTATAGTCGATAAACGCCGCCTTGCCCGCAGAGAGCGCCGAATTTAGGGCGGTGACTGCAATCGCAGCAAGACCCGCCTTTGTGGCAAATTCTGCGAGCGAGTTATTCATGCCAGCGACATTTGCCTCTGCGCCGCTCGCATCCACCTTGACGCTAACGACCTTGTCACGGATGCCCGCCAGCTTATCCCTGACGCTCTGCACGGCCGCCTGTGCTGTTCCTGTGTTCGCCCGCACGTTGATCGTCTGATCTTTGATCGATGCGACCGTCTGACGCACACGCTCAAACGCCGCCGTTGCATAGTCCCGCGCCCGTATCGCGACGGAGATCTCTTTATTTGCCATTTCTCTTGCTCACCTCCTGCAGCATTGCACCCTCAAGCGTCTGCACTTTATGCAGCATGGCAAGGTCTAAGTCAATCCCTAAGACCTCTGCCACCTGCCGCGCAGCGACATAATCGACACCAACAACACCCGTAAATGACGTGCGTAGCTGCGTCTGTATGTGCCGCCACAGCGCCCATGCCTCCATATTCTCGTCCATCAGTGCAGGACGTTCGAATTCACATCCACTGCAAGGCGGATGCTTCCCTTCCTGCGCGTATGCCTCACGACACGTTGCGCAGTATTCGGGGCTTTCCGACATCTCCCACCGATAGACGGCCTCTAGTTTTTTACCTCAGCCTCCCTGCCATAGGTCATCGCGTAGGTGTCCGTCGCGATTCGGAACGCCTCGCTGTAGGGCATATCATCCGTGATCTGATCTCCGTAGACGTGATCGAGGACCCAGTCCACCATGCCCGTGGTCGCTGCGGCACTGTCGTCCTTATCCGCAAAGGCGGGGTCATACCCCGCCTTGCGCAGCTCCCGCATTTCCTTCACCGTGAGGGAGCGGATTGGGATGTTGCTTGTCGTTTCGTTTGTCATTTTGTTCCTCCTAAAAATGAGTATCAAAAAAGTCAAGAGGTTTTTATCCGACCTAAGATGTATTTTCTTTAATATTTAGCAGGGATTCCTTTCACTCAAATAGAATACTGCAATCAGATTCTATAGCTGAGAGGAGTGTTTTCATGAAATACTGCAAATACTGTGATAGAGAAGTCAAGCCAAGGAAAGAGGTCAACTGGATCATCGTGCTTCTGCTGATCGTTCTTACAGGCGGGTTCGGTCTTCTGATATACCTACCGTTTTACGTTTTCAAGCACACTTCCTGTCCAATCTGTGGTGCTGAACTCTGACCTAGCCAAGCAACCCCTTTGACGGGGCTGCTTTTTCTTTTGCCTCAATACGCTTCCTGCTGATTCTTGAGCGTCGTCGTTACAATGCTCGTTCCGTCTGCCGAGAATGCACGCCACTTCACCTCTACAACCACACCGGCGGGGCCGCTGATCTGCGCGTCGAACGGCTCAAACTGCACGGTTGGCATCGCAAAAACGAGCGACGTATTCTCGTCGAGTTTGAAGCCGATCTCCATAGTAAGGGCGGCACCTGTGTCTGCTTTGTCCATCCAATCCGTCGAAACAAAAAGTGCCTTGAGACTGCCCGAGACCTTCATGAGCCCTTCGGGAATATCCCCGCGCACTCCGCCTCCTCCGACAACATACTGATCACCGTCGAGATTCGCGTTCACCTCAAGCGAGCCTTCTTTGACGATACGGCTCTCCGTGCCGTCGATCTTGATGTATGCGTGGTTCTGTGCAATGCGCAGGAGCTTTGCCGCCTTTGCTGCGCTGTCATACGCCGCAGAATCCTGCTCGCGTGACGCACCCATGACGCCATACTTGAACGTCATTTCACTGTCCTGCCCGTAGTCGACGGAGAACGTATTGATCTTGACGCCCTTGTAGCGGATGTACTTGCCCAGGTCAGGGAACGCCTTCTCGACGATGATGGACGGCTGATTATCCTTGACCGTAAAGACATGTGTCTTGTTCGCCGTTGTTCCCGTAGTCTTGGGGCTGCCAAAAAGAGCCTTGAGCATGTAGCCCGCGGACACATAGTCTGCGGGCATCTCGATGTCGCCATCCACACTGACGCGTCCGAGTGCCGGCTGCGTATCGTTGCGCGTGTTCGTGATCGTGTCCGACTCGATGAGCGTCTGCGCCTTCGAGAGGTCGTTGCTGTTCATCGGCAGGGCTACGCCCTTTTTCGTTCCTGGTGCGACCCCAAACGCAGATTCAAAGTCAATCACCATCGCGGACTTATATCCGCGTGCCTGTTGTGCCATATCGTTCCTCCTTATGTTTCCTCATAGACGATGATCTCAAGTGATGTGCGGCTGCCAACGAGGGGACGTACGCTGTCCCCATCGCCCGCCGTCTCTGTGATTTTCA